CGATAGTCGAACGCTTGTGCGAATCCTTGATCGATGGTAGATCTGGATGCTCAAGAACTGGACCCCACTTCTTTTGAATCTCTTCGTTGATTAGCATTTAATTAACTCCCTTGTTTTCCTATTGGGTTATACAAATAGTATTTATATAATTTACTTCTTTGTGGTTTGCGAAATTGCTTTTACATAATGAGACATAGTTCCAGTTGTGGACTGGGTATTTTCTTCATCGGAATTGTCTTCAGTGGCTTCGGTTAGAGTAGAAGCACTTGATACTTCCTTCTTACCTTCACTGAAGAATGATTCCTTGATAACATTTAGCTTCTTGGTGAACTCGGCAGCATCAGCATACTCGATGCCTTCAACTAACGAACGTAGCTTTTCCTGCTGTGTAAGGGGAAGAGCTTCGACAGCTTCAGCAAAAATATTATCTACTTCAAGTGAATCAACATAATCTGTTAGTTCAACATTCTCCTTAACGACATCATTAATCTTCTTCTCTAGCTCTGCGACGTGCTGTGTTAGTTCAGATACTAGATCGATCTTGTCGTCTGGGATTTCTACATAGTTCTCGGCGAATAGATTCTTAAGACCACCAATGAAGTCATTAACAACCTCTGCCTTCAAACCTGATTCGATAGCAATTTCGTTATCGCTAACCCATTGTTCTACTGCATATGAAAGATACTTGTCAACATTTTCTGTAAGCTGAGTTACCTTATCTTCTAGAGCTTCTTCGAGCTTGGTCTCAAACTCTTCCTCTAGACGGGCAACTTCTACGTGTACGCGAGTATTTAAAGCGGCTTCAAAAATAATCTTGGCTCTGTCGCGAATTTCTTCTGATAGTTCCTGGCCATCAAAGATCACTTCCATGTCTTCAGCGGCAACCTGTGTACCGGAAGAACGGGGAGCTTCGCCAGAGGCATCGTCTGTAGCTGTACCAAGGCGGCGAGTTGCCTTTGACTTCTCAGCGGATAGACCATCGGTCAAACCCTTATAGATGTCGCCAATCTTTCCCTTTGGCATGCCGCTCATTACTTCAATAGCAGCACTGAGTGCTTCAGCCTTTGTGGCGAAAGTAGTAGGTGCTTCGCCATTTGACTTATCAGCGGAACGACCCTTATGTCCATCCATAGCTACTGGATCAGCTGTTTCGTTGTCACCGCCAGATGCCTTGAACTCTACTAGTTCCTCATTATCCTTATTAATAGCCATAACTTCTTTCTCCTTTGAGACCTTTTGAGATACTATACTTATTTATAATTTCTTATTTCTTATAGTGATTTTAGAAACTTATTGAACATACGAAGTGAGTTCTCATCGATCTGATTTACCGTCATCTTCTTCATTTCTTTCTTAGCTTCATGTACCATTTCAGCTGCCTGCCATGTGCCTGCGGCAACGTCATATACCCATTCTGTGTTCTCCATAACGCCACGAACGAAAGCCTTATGAGCAGAAGGATCGGCAACAATATCAGCAGCAGTGGCAAGCATAAAGTCGTCTTGGACTTCCATGATGCCACCATTTGACTTTAGTGTACCCATACCACGTGAAGAAACGCCAAGGTTGGCACCTTCATCTAGTAGGTTCATTACGATATTACCCATAGGGGTATCAGTGATCTTAGCCTTGCCAATGAAGTCTGAACCTTCCTGGCGTAGTGACTTGATCATGTGTGATACACGATCTAGATTGATTGATGGACCAGCGGGATGGCCAAGTTCACCATAAGCACGATTGGTCTCAATGAGTTCCTTAGTATAGCGAGCAACTTCTTTAGCAAGAATCTTTGACTCATAGATACGACCATTCTTATTAGGCTTATCACCCATAAGAAATACGCCTTCGATGAAATAGTTCTTGCGACCATCTTCCTTAGCTTCTTTAACTAAGCTTAGTTTCTGGTCGAGTACTTCGCAAATAAGCTTCATTGTAGTTCCTTTATGCTACGTTGCCGATAGACTGTTTACCAACCTGAATCATAATTGACGCAGCTGCATCTGCAGTATTAGCAACAATATTTGCTGCTGGATATTCAATACCTAATGCGGTGCCATTACCAGCAAAGTCAAACGTGTTATTGGTATTAGAAGTTGTGAATACTAAATTAGCACCACGATAAATGTTCCAAACACCAGAACTTAGAATTTTAGTAACTACCATGCTCTGTACATTTTCTGCAGTAGCATTAATGTTACAGTTAGCTAAAGTGATTACTAGATTAGCACCAGCTGTTCTAAACCAAGCATGACCACCAGGTCTATTTTGATATGAGGTAGCCATTTATTATGCTCCCTTCTTTGTAGCAAATGTCTTCATAGCTTTTCTCGCTAAACTTCTAGCAGGATTCTTAATTTCGTTACCATACTCATCCTTCTTAGGAGCAATTTTCTTTACTCCCTTTTCACCAGTAACAAGAGCATCACCTAATGCTGATTCCTTCACAGGAGCCTTTGGCTTTCTAATGCCCTTCTTCCAATCTTCCTTGGAAACAGCATTTTTACCATGAATTTCTTTATGAGCATAGTAACCTTCATCATCTTCACTTGGAGCAGGAACAGTGGTTTCATCAAGTTCGACTTCTTCCTTGGCCATTGACTGTTCGCCATTGCCCTTGAAAGCTGATGGCTTGGCAATATTGTTATCGTCCTTGCCACCTTGATTACCTTCTGATTCACCATCTTCTTCGTCGTCATCACTCTTTGAGTCATTGATTTCTTTTGAAACTGCTTCAATAAAATTATGAGCAAGTTCTAGCTTTTCAATAACGTGCTTATCTAATTCTGTATCGTCCTGAAGATTTTCAAACATCTCAGCTGACATCATGGCGATGTTTTCTAGCTTTTCTCTGACACCGTTTACGGTTTCATTTTCTTCATCACCAGAGTTGTTTGTTTTTTAATTCTCGGCACCATTATCGGTTGCCATTGCTGAGTCGCCAGAAAATCCTGGATTATCAGATGTTGCAGGAGCAGGTGACATTGGTTCGCCAGTTTCAGCAATTGTTTCTTCAGTTTTTACATTGTACGCTTTACGACCAGCACCAATATCAGAAATTGTATGACCGATTGGCTTTTTTGTGCTCACTATTATCATCTTCTTGGCTGGTTCAGTTGTGTCTAAACCATCTGTTTCTTTTTGTGCTAATTTAGCATTTGAAATTTTAGCTACAAACTTTTCGATAAGCTTTCTCTTGATGACGCTTTCATAAGCCTTTTCATCTTCGCCTGTCTTATAATCAGCTTTACGAGTTGCATCGTCTTTCTTAACCTTATCGCCTTTAAAACGAGCATTGTTTGACTCAGCATCATCAGCTGGATAATCAGTAACTACTACTGGATGCTTAGCAACAAACTTCTTGATACCTTCCTTAGCAGCCTTGCCCATGGCATAAACACTAAGATCAGTATTCATGATCTTACGAGCTAAATTCTTTGGCTCTGCGGGAATAGCCATTTTTGTATCTTTATCCTGTGTTGGCATTTTATTCCTCTGAGTTAAAAAGTGTTTTGCCGACTTCAATCTTCTTAGCGGCAAGAACTTCAGCAACCTTTTCCTTCATATAGTCGTCGACGGACGCTTGAATCTTAACTACGTCGCCGTCAATAGCGTAATCAATAATATCTGAAACGGTATGTTCTGCCATATTAATCTCCATGTATTCTATTTATATTTATATTACTTACTTAATTGGGGTTCCTGTGGACCAGAAGATGGTGTACCAGGTGGCGGTTGCTGGCCAGGTTGACCTTGCTGATCAGGAGGAGCTAGCATCTGAGCTTGCTGCGTCTGTACGATCTGCTGATCAAAGTTCTTCTGCTGATCTTCCTTCATTTCCTTTTCCATCTGCTCGATGTCTTCATCGGTCAGCTGTAAGATATTCTTACGGATCCATTCCTCGGAGAAATACTTACCGACATAAGGGTCCATCATTGCAAGGGTATTCATGCGTTCACGTACGATTTCCTGATTTTTTAACTCAGCGAAGTAGTTGTCCTGCTGGAAGTTAAAGTGAATCTTATTCTTAATCTTTGACCATTCTTCATCAGCAATAACCCCAGTTAATACTAACTGCTTCTCAAGAACCTTATAAAATAGCTCTGAGAACTTAGTGCGTAAACGAAGGATGAACTTCTGGAACTTAAGTTCATCACGGCTAATTTCTGATGAACGACCAAGGTTAAACCCACCTTCACCTTGTAACCGTGATGTGGGAACATTAAGTGACTGATATAATTTCTTTTCGAAATATTCAACATCAGACATTTCGCCAAGGTTTCCGCCTGATGCTAATGTCTGTACCTGAGTACCACCACCATCACTACGACGTGGGAACCAATAGTCATCTAGCATGGTAAGGAACTTACGATCGTCTCTTACATTACCTGTTGTAGCATCATACACTAAACGATTCTTATGTTTAACCATCATATCACGGACATACTGTTCAGCCTTCATCTTAGGAAGGTTGCCAACGTCAATGCTAAAGATACGACGTTCAGGTGCGCGAGCAATACGATAAATTACTGTGGCATCTTCAAGGATGCGTAATTGATTGAGTGGCTTAATTGCTTTATGCAAATAACCAAGTACGATCTTATTATCCTTATCAACTACGCCTGATGTTACATGTAGGATAGAATCCTTTGCAATTTGCACACCCTGATTATCCATACCAGTGGCGGAAGCTCCCTTGAAGCCTCTTTCATTATACATGTAAAATTCGCTGTCTGTTACGTTAGTATATACCATGTCCTTACGAATACGCTTAACAGCGCGAATCTTACGGATCTTACGAGGATCAATGTAACGTAATTCTTGAATACCAGAGCGAGGATCATTAACGTCGATCATTACATGATAGTTAATACGACCATCAACATACCAACGCTAGAAGATTTCATAACCGTAGTTATTAAAATCAAATAACCCAGAGATCTTATCCCACTCTTGAGTAATTCTTTCTTTGATATTGTCAGTGTAATCTAAATCATCAAGATCAATCTCAACGATTTTCTCTTTGCTTTCTTTTACAATAGCTTCGGATATGATGTCGCTGATGGCAAGATCAACTTCTGGTTGAATTGCCATCTCGCGATACTTAGCAACAATTTCTGCTTCTGTTTTGGCTGAACCTTCAAGATCAAGGTATGTACCGAATGTACCACCAGCTGAAACTACTAGTGCACCGTCATCAGACTCTCTAGGAGCAAATGACGGAATGTCTAATTGTTCTTCTTCTCTTTTGATTTCAAATCCAAAAATCTTCATCATATCACCTTATCAATAATGTATTATATTTACTTACCACCTGCATTACCAGTGTTGCCGCCAGTTACTTCCCAGTAATCATACATGAACGATGCCTGGAACTCTTCAATCTGATCGGTTGCATTCCAATCAAGAGCGATTGCTGAGATATCCATTGGGTAAATACCATGGAAGGTATACTGGCGAATTACATTACCAGTCTTACCATACTGAGATACAGTGGCATCCTGCTTATAGAGTAGTGGTGAAGAACCACCAAACGTACGAAGATTGCCTTCAAACGAGTTGATCTTATTTGACCACTGCTCTAGACCATTACGGATCTGGAAGTCTTCATCGTTGATGATTGTTACTGACCATTCAGCATAGGTACGATCACCAGCAATATTTACTTTACGACCAAAGTAAGGGATCTGAATGTTTCCTAGTCTGGCTTCAGGAATAGAAGAAGCACGGACCATGAATGGAACCTTAATGTTCGAAACAGCATTTGCTGGGTTATTAAACTGAACGCTAAAGAGTGACTGCCTTGCGCCGCCACCCGTTAGTTGAGCCTTAATTTCATTAATATTAAAGGACATCTTTATTTTCTCCTGTTTTCTTTATATTTATTAGAATTTGCCTACGATTTCGGAGAACTCAACGCCAGTCCTAACAGCCACAAAGTTTAGCTGGATGAAGTTTACAGACTTGGCTGGCTTGACATAGATGTCACCAACGAATTGGTTAGCATCGATAACCTGCGCAGTATTGTTTGAGTCATCGCAAACAACGCGGAAGTCATAGATACC